TTTCTTACCTTTTTCAGTGAGTTCATATAATTTTTCTGTCATTTTATTTATCCTCCAATATTTCAAATTGCAGTTTATCATAAATGAATAATAGTTTTGCTATTTCAAAGAAATCTTCATGACTAACACCTTCAGCATTATCTATAATAATTAATGTTAGTTGAAGTGTTTTATCATTCATTTTCTTTATTTTTTCTTTAATTAACTCATATTCAGTCATTATTGTTTCTACTTTTTCTAAGCACATACTACTCCTTTATATGTTAATTATTCTATCACTTTTACCTAAGTTACATGGTATACAAGCAGTAATTAAATTATCCATATCATTATCTCCACCGTGTTTTCTTGGATGTTTATGGTCTACATGTAATTCTTCTGTTTTAATACCGCAATAACCACATTTAAATCCATCTCTTTCTAATACTTTAAATCTTTTACCTGCAGATAAAGTTCCTTTATATGGCCAAATTACATCTATACTATCAGTGATATGATTTCCTAATGTTAGATATATATAATATCCATCATCACTAATATTTCTATTAAATAAATTAAAATCACTACTTTCCATATACATATCTTTATCATCTATATCTTTATTATTGATTAATGCTTGCAATATTTTAGGTATATTTAAGTTAAATTGTCTTTTTGTAATTTTATAATATCCATTTTCAATACAACCATAAATAATCATACATAATATAAAATGTGCTGCTGGATGTACCATATCACAACTTGTCACATGAAAACATTTTTTCATTTCCTCACATATTTCTACTGATAAAGCTATTGATAAATCGTTATTATCTTTAATATCTTTCATATCACTCCTTTACGTGTTTAAATTGTTTAATTGAGGTATAGCAACTGGAACAGTTTATGTTTGCGGAATATTATCGATTTGTTCCAGCTGCTATGTTATAGAGTATCAAAAAGGTGGTATGAAAGGTAATATCAATAACCTATAACCACCTGACAGACCTCACGGTGACTGTTCTCTACTCTACCAGTAAGTTCTTAATAGTAATACTATAGATATTAATATAATAAAATAATATATGTATTTTCTTTTATATCTAAATATATAAGACATTCTATTGATACATTTTTTATACCAAGGAACATGAAAATTAGGGTCCCAATCAGGTCCTAATGACTCTTTATTAATTTTACTCCATACTTTATCTATAAAATCATCAGATGTTTTAATAGTACCTTTCTTTAGTATACCTATTATTGCTTCTAATTCTTCACATTCTTTTGTAGTTAATGGTTGAAATGTTAAAGAATATTCTTCTTCTTCTGGTGGATAATCAGGAGACCAAGCATCACCAAAAGAAGGTAATTTATCATCTACACAATCACTAACATCTACACCATTTTCCTGTAATTCTATTACTGCATCTTCCATAGTTTCAGGAATATCATTAGGATATTGACGAATTAATTTACCTTTACGATAATATTTCCAACCGTATACATCTTTTTTATCACTCATGATATATCTCTGGTTAGCCATTCTTCTACATCTGAAACTCGAAATAACAATTTTCCTGTTACCTTTGATGCTTGAAGAGTTTTACTTTTTACATTTCTGCGAATTGTACTTTTCGATAATCCACAGAATTTACTACATTCACTAATATCTATATATCTTGATGTATTTGTATTATTAATATGTGTGAGTATTTCATTTAGCTTGTTTATTACTTCTCTCATTTTATTACCTCTCTTTTTTATGTTTACATGTTATTATTAGGTCAGCTTTACGTTCTTTTTTAAGTTTAGTCATAGTTTCTTTATCAAGGTGATATTTATCATAAAATGCCCAACTATTAAATTGTATAAATTCTATACATTCATCATGTTTTGAGATATATTTAATTAATTTCTTTGATGCATCAATATAACGTCCTAAAGCATTATGCATTTGTTTACATCTTGCGATATTATCAATATAATATTCTTCTTCCCATGATTTATTTAATATATCTAGTTCAATTTGAACATCTATATAATATTCTAACCATTCATCAGCTTGACATCCTTTAGCTAGTGGATTATGCATTTTACTACCTCTCTTTTCTTTTGATATCTCTTGCTATTTTACGTGCTATTTGTGCAGGAGTTCTACCATGTTGGTTAAGATAGGTATTTTTCTTTTTCCTATCCATTTTAGTTTGTTTACTGTTCCTCATAATACTATTTCCTTATGTTATATTGAGAGAGACTATACTTGCTTAACCCTGATAACTAGTATTATTCAGCTTTAGAGAATCTTACAGTCGACTTTATAATTCTCTGGGTATAGTAGTCATCTCTCTCAATTAATGAGAGAATATAGGGGTCTCAAAGGACACTAGAACCTATTACAAGGATTTTGCTGTATTCATGTGTCAAGTAAATACACCTAACCTATAATCTCTCAAAGTTATATTGAGAGAGCTAGGAATATCTAATGGACATTGTATTCCTATGAACTTCGGAGAATAGTACTATGTCCATCTAGTCCACTATTCTAAAGCGTTACTCTCTCAATTGTTTATTAAATCTAAATTTTAGACAGTTTATTGTCTTATCTAGGACATCATTAACTAAGAAGTTTATCTTGATTTCATGATATTAGGTAAGTTATAATACAACCAACGTAGTTGTTTAACACTTCTCTTTTTTATACGTGTTCTGGTTGTTTTAATACCATTATCATTAGAGAACTTCATTAACCAGTTTACTAATTCATACTTGTGCTTGTAAGGACATTTATCATTCATTTAAATGCTCCTTTATTAATGATATCTTCTTATCACTATTAGCAATCATCTTTTTATTATTAGCTATAATCTCTTTCTTTATAGCTATCATTTTTGTAAGGATTTCAATCCTTTTGGCAATGTTTTCTTCATTTGTCATACTGTTACCTCTCTTTGTTAATTAATAAAAATCTTTTAAATAATAAACTACTTTACTGTTTCACACGCAGTTATGTGTGTGGTATAATTAAATAAAAGCCTTATTACCCACAACATGTTTTATCGTTGTGGATAATAAGGCTAATATGCTAGAAATGCAATTTAGAATGCTGCGAGCATATCTTCGTCACTTGCTTGACTAGGTGAACATATGACGAAGTTTGCATCGCTAAATTCTTTCTCGCCAGTCTCGCTATTGAAACTCTGGGTGGCGGGAAATAATTTACATTCTAAACCTTGCTTTTGCGCAAGTAGCTGGATTTCAGACAAATCATCATTGGTGATGGAAGTATCTTTGGCTTTAAAACACCAATTATTATTTTCTGTAATCCAATAGCTTAAAGCAAGGTCTTTGCATTTTGTAAGTAAAGTTTTCATGTTGTTATCCCCTTTCTGGAATTAGTTAATGAAAAGTTTATAGTGGCTATATCATATAGCCGAAGGCGAAAAGTGGATAAACTATGGCGGAGCAAAGTAACTGATAGGATATTGACTCTTCGTGGCGCTCTATCGTTTTTCAACGAAAAGGCAATACCATAGCAGTTATCTTTGGCGGGAGCCATAGTGTATATATCCCGTGTACGCATTCTACAGCTATTTTTTAGGTAGAGGTGTTATTTAGGTTAGAGTAGCTATATACAACTTTAACACGTATATATCAGCGTATACTGCTATAGTTAACTACTACGTAGTAAAATAGTCTAAATTAGGGTAAAAGTCAAGTATTTTTTTTATTTATTTTTTTCTTGTTTTATATATTAGGTTTGTATTATATTTATTAATGCTCAAATTAAGGGATATTATTAATCAAGCGACGTATATGATGATTATAAAGAGTTTAAGCCATACAGAGCCTGTTTTAGGCGAAAAAAGAGATAAACTGAAAGAAGCTAAGAAGGTTGCTTTTGATGATATGTTGTCAATAGGAGCGTATATACCTCCTGAATTGGACAATAGACAGTCAGATGGCAAGTAATCCTCAATTATTAACACTTCAGCAGTTTGCAAGGAAATATGGCATAAAGGACCCCTATGATAAAAGTGAGTATGATTACATTGCTGCGTATTATAACAATATTACGCCTGATACTGATGGTAACTGGCCTAAAGGGAGAGATGATGGTTAATGAGACAGAACAACAAATACAATTAAGAGCGGCTAATCTGGCTCCTTTGGCATCTGAAATGGATGAAGTATATGGAGGTATGGGATTTGACCCTGCTGGGGACTTTATAACTAATATCATGGGTCAGGAGACTCATTATGGTTCTCCTGTATCGGGGTATAATCCGAAGGATATGCATTCTATGGGATTATCTCAGATAGACCCTATAGCATATTATAGTTTATTAAAGGATATTGAAGATTCAGAGGTATATCAGGGTAGAGTTGGTACGATTAATAAGCATATGCAGTCTAAGCCGGGGTATGAAGATTGGGATATGACGAAATTAGCTGATATAGGTATTCAACCTAAAAATGTCTCTCCTTATGCTCCTGGAACAATGCAAGGTCCTTGGTCAGTAACTGCTGATAATTCTAATTTTTCTTATAAAAACATGTCACAATATGGAAGTGACCCATTATCTAATATGATGTTAACACGTATGATGTTATTAAAAGATAAAGGAGGTATTCCACAGGATGTTCCTGGACAGGCAGGTTTATGGAAGGATATATGGAATACTGGAGCTGGAGCTGGGCAAGTACAGGACTTTATAGATAAATATAATATATTCCGTAATCAACCGGATACAGTAAATGCAGTGATGGGTAAGAATGATTTGTTAAATAAAGCGTTTGGCAAATAATGTGGGATATATTAGAAGCAATAGGAAGAGTAGTACTTGTAGCTATGGGACTCTCTATAGCGGGAACTATACTATATTTAATATTTGCTGATTGGGAAAATTAATGAGAGAAAATGAAATATTTAATATATTATATCCAGAAGCGGCTCCTTATTTAAGTGCACCTGTTATTGAAGGTGGTCCTCTGCAAAGAGCTAAATTACCAAAATTCAGTAAAGAACCTAAGCCATATAGTATAAATACTAATGCTCTAGGGTTATTAGGACATGTATTGCAAGAAGCGATTATGGAAGGTGAAGTACGAAACTTTAAGAAGACATTAGAGAATTTCTCTGGAAGAGTAGATTTTCAGGGTCCAGGTAGTTCTCGTATTAATGTTGGATATAATGTACCATCGCCATTAGGAAATCAGAATGATTGGGAGGTGGGGGTACGATTCCCTTTTAATTTATAATGATTCCAGAATTTGAAAAAAAATATAATACCAATTTATTAGATGAAGCTATTTCATACAATGAATTAGCGGGTTTTAATGCTGCTCAGGGAGGTCAATCAACAAGTACGTGGCAGAGTACAGGTGCTCCGGAGAAAGAGAATTGGACTCCTACAGCCTCTGGTTTAGGACATCTTGGATTGGGAATAGCGGGAATGGTTCCAGGGTACGGTATTCCTTTTGATGTAGCAGATGCCGGTTGGTATGCTGCAGAAGGTGATAAATTGGGTGCAGGGTTATCAACTGCTAGTGCAGCAGCAGGGCTAGGACTAGGAGCCAATATAGCAGCTTTACCACGTAAAGTAGCAAGAGCAGTTACTGATTTATTTAAAACCAGCGCAAAGGGTAAATCTTTATTAAAGCATACTAAATTAATTGATGAATTAGCTCCAATATCAAGACAAGCCGGAGATGTTCCAACAAGGTCTATATATATTGGAGACCCTAATATTCCCAGAGTGACTATTGGAGATACAGGAGAATTGAGCAGAACTGTTGCAAGGGGAATAGAAAATATTTATAAGAACAAAACTGGTCCAGAAGCATATGCAAGATTTAAATTTACTTTTCCGGATTTAAAACATATGTTTAAAAATGTAGATGAATTTGATGCTTATGTTAAAGCTAATATCAAGGATACTGCATCTAAAATGAATTTCTATGATGTTCCTCAGTTTGCTACTAAAGCTGGTGGTTGGCTTCCAGCTGTAGGAGCACATATTCCTGCTCCATGGGCTCCTGATGCAGTTAAGGGAGTAAAAGATATAACTAAGATATCAGGAAGTACGCATATTGCTGTAGGTAGAAGTATGGATGATATTGCTGAAACTATAGTACATGAGGGGTCTCATGCTGTTAATTGGCCTTTTTATCAGGCTTCCTTTAGAGGGGACCCTGTATTGCAATCTATAGAAGCACAGTTGAAGAAAGGCAGTACGGGATTTAGACCGATGCAGTTACAGGCTGGAAGGTATCTTGATAGTCCTGCAGGGCGAAGGATACAAGAACTATTAAAACCTTTTAGACGAGGTATAGACGAGCTGCCTCATATAAGCGAAGTATCGGCACCATATAGTCGGAGTAGGTGGAGAGATAGACATGGTTATATGGGTCAGGTAGATGAAGTACTTGCAAGAGCAAATCAATCTAGAACTATGCCTGGGATGGGTAAGTTTAGTTCTGTCGCTGATTTAGGTCATCCATATGGAAGAGCAGGAGAAGATATTAATCGTTATTATAAAGGTTTAACAGAATCTGATATATGGGACAAATTATATGGAGTTGCCCCTATTGGTGCATATGGTGCGTATAAAGGACAAGGATTACTAGATTATACTACTCAGCAACAAGGGGAGTAATATGTATGTAATTAAGATTAAACATAAAGGCGATAGTGAAGAAACAAATTATTCCATCTATCAACAACAAGAGGCTAAAGAACACAATATTACGTATAAGTATTGGAAAGATGCGGATATTGGGGAAAATGCCCTTACCGATGATAATTATGTGGCCTGTGTATTGTCTCGTCGCGAGTACACTGATAATACTGGTCGTAAAAATGTTTACATGAGATTCCCTTTTGGATATACCTTTTTTAGTCCAAAGTATAAAGTTAAACCTTTGAATGCTTTAGGACGCAAAACTAATGTAACTTTGACTGGAAAACCTTATTTGGAGGTACAATCTAAACAAAATAAGATGAAGTCACTTGCAATGATGTTTGCTATTAAACCTGATTATGAACAGGCAATGGAGTGGGCACTAGGAGAATTGAATGATTCTCAGAAGCGTAGGTGGAAACGCACAATGAAAACGGAGATATTTCAAGGTATGGTAAGAGAAGAAATGGCAAAACGCCTTAGTGACCATGGTATGGATGAAGATTTTACGCTAGATTTGCTTAAAGAAGCGATAGAATTAGCGCGTAAGAAGAATGAGACTAATAATCTTTTAAAAGCAGTTGATAGTCTTCAAGAGATGCATGGCATGAAAGAAAAGCATTTACTTAAAACTACTGATAAATTAGAGGCTTTCTCTAGTGTTAAGCTTATTGATGAGTTAAAAGAAGAGGAAAAGAGCTTGGTAGTACAAAGAACTCAGGTTGAGGAGAAAAAGGAAGATTCTGATAAGTAATGGACTTTGAAGAAAAATATGCACAATTAGAAGCATTAAAGAAGATGCGGAAGAATATGGCACTATTTGGAAGATACTGCTTCCCTACAGCCCTCCGCAAACAAACACCGCCGTTCCATCATGAGGTGTATGCTTCTCTAAAAGATGACGATATAAGAAGAGTGCTAATAGCTGCTCCTAGGGGAACGGCAAAGAGTACTGTTACCACTCTTATTTATCCATTATGGAAAACTGCATTTAAGTCTTCTAATGAAGATTTATTTATAGTTATAATCTCAGAGTCACAAGCTCAGTCAATTAACTTCTTATCACGTATTAAATATCATTTAACACACTCAGATAAGTTTAAAGCAGTCTTTGGAGATATGGGGCCTAATACTGCAGCTAGATGGACTGGTACTGATATTGTACTTGCTAATGGTACAAGAATAGTAGCTGTTGGTACAGGACAAAGAGTTAGGGGTTTTATTGAAGGGGATACAAGACCTAATCTTATTGTAGTAGATGACTTTGAATCAGAATTAAATGCCTATACTCCAGAAGCACGTGCTAAAAATAGAAAGTGGATAACAGAGGCTGTTATACCATCTTTATCTGATGAGGGTAAGATTTGTATGATAGGAACGGTAATATCAGAGGATTGTTTCTTATATTGGGCAAAGGATAGTAGTGCATGGAAAACATTATGGTATTCTATCTGGGATGAAGACCAGAAGTCTATATGGCCAGAAAGATTCCCAAAAGAACGTATTTTAGAAATAAAAGATGAATTTGCATCTGTAGGCAACTTAAATGGTTTTTATCAGGAATACATGAATATTGCACAATCTCCTGATAATGCACCGTTTCAACCTAAATGGTTAAAAATGCATCATTATCAATTTGAAAGAAGAGGAGGACAGGGATGCTTAGTAAGGAGAATAGATGATGATAAGGAAAAAATTATACCAGTTGATGTGTATTGTGGCATTGACCCTGCTAGTTCTTTATCAAGGCGTGCTGACTTTTTTGTCATTGCTACCATTGCTGTTGATGGCAATAATAGAAAGTATTTCATTGATTGTGTCCAAAAGCGTATCTCTCCTGCAGAACAGCCTGGAGAAATTATACGTGTTTATAAAAAATATAAGCCAAAGAGGATGAAGATTGAAACTGTAGGGTATCAAGAAGCTTTAAGA